AGTAATTACTGTTATATATATATTCATTTATCATTTATTTATTTTATTATTTAGTTGGTTTCTTGCTCCATTGAAAATTATATAATTAATTGATCTGTATCCTATACATTTATTTATTTATTTAATACAGATTTCCCGTAAGTCCTTATATTATTAAAGTTATAAAGATTTAAAATATAAATTGTAATTTGTAACGGCTCGAAATGGATTTGATTTTTTCAACACAATTTTTTCAACGGCGAAACGCATGTGGGGGGTAGTGTGTGTAAATAAAAAAGAAACACACATGCTAATATAATTTTTTAGAATTTTTTGGAAGTTTTACCCGGCGGGTACTATAAAATATGAAGCGGATACTATATATACTATATATACTATAATTACTATATATACTATATTACTATATATATATAATATATATGTTATATATACTATATACTATAAATACTATTTACTATAAATACTACTATACTATATATACTATAGTACTATAATGAAAATCCCAACCAAACAAAACAAACTTAATTAAATATATATTATCCTAAACATTGTTGTCAAGTTTTTATTAAATTTAATCATGGATGAATACAAGACATTGTACCAAAAAGCCCTCTCCGGTGAGTTTACGGTTAATAACGTCTATGATAACTTGGAGCGGTGTCGTGAGATATCCAACGAGTTAAAGATAATGGACATCATCGATCCCAATTCTAGGCAAATAGGTTTGCTATCCGAATTGTTATACCGGGTCAAGAACATGCCAGAGCTTGAGGTGCTTGACCTAAACCTCTTGGATGAGCAGGAGCCAAACTAATTTGGCACTGACTCGTACCATCAAGGGTGTCAAGCATTATGCTTACGAATCAGAAGAGGAGTTTCGTAAGGCCCTTCCACATGCAAGGCTCATTAAGGATTGGAAGAAGGCCGAAGAGGGAGATTGGTGCCTATCAGATGATGGTAAGATAGTGCAGATACTTAAAAAGGGGCAGGTAAAAGAGTACAAAAAGCAAAACAATTATGTTAGAACTATTATAGGTATGTTTAATCTTGATAGGGCAAGAAGTAAATCTGGAAGTGTAAAAGATGAAATATATAGATTTACAAAGAAAGCTGGGTATGAGGTAGTATCTAAGGGTCACTTAACTTTAGGTAGGAAAAACTTTGCAAAATATATTGCATATGGAATGGCTCCCATGGAAGCATATCAAAAAGCTTTTCCAAATACGAAAAGCCTAGACCATGCAGAAAGAAGATCAACGCTATTACTTAAAAACAAAACAGTGAGGCAGGCAGTGGATAAGGAAATAGAAAATTTAATGTCAGAAGTGGGTATTACGAAACGATACCTATTGGAAAGTACGAAAGATGTTGTTGACAAGACAGATGTCAAGGACAATGATAAACTTAGAGCCTTGGAGACCCTGATGAAGATATCCGGTCTACTTTCTACTGAAAAGAAAGTGGACTCCGTAGCATTGATACAGGAGTTCTCTGGGTTTAGTAGAGATAAGCTCAAGGCATTTGAGCAGGGTATTCTACCAAAAGCAAAGAAACAACTATCTGAATGAGCTTTAATATAACTCCTCCACCGTCAGAGATGGAAAAAAGAGATGAGGTGTTAGCAAAAGCATATGGCAACCTCATCTACTTTGGTAGAGCTTTTCTACCTAATGACTTCCTGAAGAAGTCTGAATCAGCACCCTTCCACTACGAAATGGGCAAGAAAATGATAGATACAGCACCCGGAGCTCGTATTTGTAATATCATTCCTAGGGGTCACGGTAAATCAGTAGTGGCCAAAGCGGCGATCATGCATAAGCTATGCTTTGCCGCTGATGACCAGCAACACTTCATTGCATGGGTATCAGAAGAGCAGTCACAGGCTATTGACCACTTGAAATACATTAGGTCACACTTTGAGAACAATAAAATGATACGATACTACTTTGGAAACATGGATGGTGGCAGTGTAGGCAAACGCTGGACAGAGAAAGATTTGGTAACACCAAAGGGTGATAGGGTCATATCCAAGGGAACATCACAAAGACTTAGAGGTAGGGCAGAGGTAGATGTGCGTTATACTGGCATTGTGTTAGATGACTTTGAATCAGAACTTAACACCAAAACGCCAGAAAGGCGTGCTGACATCAAGAAGTGGATCGTATCCACAGTGTACCCTGCCTTAGAAGAAACACCGGGCAATGAGGGCTGGATATGGCTTTCTGGGACTATTGTACATTATGACTCGTACCTACAAATGACGTACGATGGTTGGAAAAAGGCAAGAGAGGACAAGAGGTCTTATCCTTGGGATGTAAATTTTTATAGGGCTGTTGAGAACGGTTCTCCATTGTGGCCGTCTCAGTTTTCCAAGGAAAAGTTAGATGCAAAGAAAAGAGAGTTCATTGAGGCGGGTCTGGTCAATAAGTTTGCTCAGGAGTACATGAATGATGCGAGAGACGTATCCAGTGCATCGTTCAAGATAGACAGGATACAGTATTACAACGGAAGGGTTGAATGTAAGAATAAATTTAACTATCTTATGGATGGTAATGATGCTATCCCGATCAATATCTACCTCGGTGTTGACCTTGCGGCGACAGCTTCTGAGACTTCTGACTATCAAGTCATACTTGTTATGGGCATTGATTCCAGTAATAATCGTTATGTCTTGGAGTATTTCCGTGAGCGAATACCTACGTTTGACGTTCCCAAGGAGATCATACGCTTGGCAAAGAAGTATTCTCCTGTACGGAGAGTTACTATTGAAACGGTTGCGGCACAGGAGATGGTGCGGGATATGGTTACAAGGTTATCCTCCAAGGAAAAAAGGTTACTTCCGGGTATTTTTAAAGGCGTTAAGCCTCCGGCTAGGATCAAGAAACAAGATAGACTAGAGACGAGCCTTGGCCCTATTGTTAATTCAAAAAAGCTTTATCTCCAAAGAGAAATGACGGAACTGGTAGATGAGTTCTTTGAACATCCCAAGCCGAGAAATGATGATGTAATGGATGCGTTGTATTATGCGGATTACTTTGCAAGACCCCCTAAGAGTTCAAGAGTTAACAAGGATTCCTTGGATGGAAAACAAGAGGGGCCTGTAATGAAAATAAGAAACAAGGCTTATAATTGGATGTCCGGAGCAAGAGTTTAAAAAGATTGCACTATTTGGTGTTTTATCAGTAACATAAGATAGGTAATTATACATATGCCAAGATACTCAAAACGATCAAAGCAAAGACTAGCTACATGTGACCAAAGGTTACAAGACGTGTTCAATGAGGTCATTAAGCACGTAGATTGTTCTGTTTTAGAGGGGCATAGAAGCAAAGAAAGGCAAAATAAACTATATGATGAAAAGCGTACTAAGGTCAAGTATCCTAATGGCCGGCATAATTCTAGCCCTTCTAAAGCCGTTGACGTTACCCCTTATCCTGTGGATTGGGAAGACAGGGAGCGACAAACGCTCTTTGCCGGGTTCGTTATTGGCATTGGTAGGGGCATGGGCCATAAGATAAGATGGGGTGGAGATTGGGATCAAGATTTTCAAGTAATGGATAATCGTTTTGATGATTTTCCACATTTTGAGGTAAAGGACTAATGCCCGGTACTACAGACACTGTAAAAGCAAAATTAACCCCCGGTGAATTTGTCATTCGCAAGGAAGCCGTGGACATGATAGGAGTTCCAATGTTGAACAAGTTGAATAACATGCCAGAAGAAGGTGGTCATTCCGCCATTGATAGGATAATTTCCATGGCTACCCTTTCTAACATGAAAATGATGTATGGTGGTGGAATGGTAAAGCCTAATTATGCTGGTGGTGGAATGGTACAGCAGTATGGGCATGGCGGTTCTGTAGATAAAACGATGGGTCATATGCAGATGGGGGGAAAGGTTTTGCCATCGCCTGTTGGGGCAGTAGACTCTAGGGATGTTAAAAGTATTTTAACTCAGTTTAGTGAATTTCCAGAAATGGCCGTTCAGGGCGTATATGAAATGAATGAGCCCTCTGGGCGTGGAAAAAGATATTATTTTGGTCAGGGGCGGGTTCCAAGTTCTAGGGTTTCTGATTTAGAAAAAGCATCTGTAATGGCTGTAATTAACGCTCTTCAATCACAAGAAGAATCTCCACAAGATTCAATACCCTTATCATCTGTATTGCAAATGTTGAAAGACCCAGATGTCAAAGGGGACAAACAACAGGTTAGCGGTATGATGAAAGGTGGGGTGGTAGATGATTCACTCATGGGTATGCGATATGGTGGAATGGCGAAGAAAAAGAAAATGATGGGTTATCAAGATGGTGGTTTCATAGGCCCCATGCCAGCACCTGCTCCTAATGACCCACTACAAATAGAAGCAAGGCAGGCAAACCCAGAGATGTACAGTGGTAGTACGTTAGGGGTTGTTCAAGATCAGGCAATGATGTTGCAAGATAGCATTGAGCAAGATACGATCAACAAGGCTAGGAAGTCATTGCAGTTACTCAAGTTAATGCAGGTAATGAAAGATACCTCCATGCAGGATGAGGCAGTTCCTTCTTTCCTACTTGATCCCTCTGCTGAATTGCTCGATTCTGCTAATCCTTCAATGATGATGAACAATAATCAGGCAATGGAATCTTCACAAGCTAGAAATTTAGATGAGTATTTAAAAATGCAAGCGATGAGCAGGGGAATGGGTGCTGTACGGCAAGGAATGGGTAATGAACCCATGAGTATTGTTAGATGATGAAAAAAGACCCTAGAGCAAATCAGAATGAAGAGCTATATCGTCAATGGCGTGATGCCAGATCAGACTGGGATACGGAAGCTAGAAAAGACATAGATTTTTATCTTGGTAATCATTTTACTCAAGATGAGTCTGATGAGCTTTCATCAAGAAATCAGGCAGACATTCCAATGGATCGTGTCTCAGCGGCCATAGAAAAATTTAAGGCAGTGCTTACTTCAAGGCCTCCTGCCTTTACGATTACTCCTAGAGAAGATTCAGATGTTCAGGTTGCTACCTTATGGAGAACCATAATGGGTTATGTGTGGCAAAAGTCAGATGGTGACTGGCAAATGAAGCAAGCCATACAGGACTATGCAACCACTGGAATGGGGTACTTATATGCTTATGTTGATGCAGAATCAGATTTTGGTAGAGGCGATGTCAAATTTACCTATGTCGATCCGTTTAGGATTTACGCTTCTCCTAGTTCTCGTGATCGTTGGTTTGGTGATTCAGATGGTCTTATCCTTTCTACCATCTTGACCGGTGAACAAGCCATTGGCCTCTACCCTGAATTGGCAGATAAGATTGACCCTATCACCGGAGAAGAGATTCCCGGTATCATACGAGAGATATCTGGTTATAGCCATGATGAAGAAGATTATCCTTCTTCTCAAAACAAGAACTCAATGAGTATTTTTACACCGGCAGAAGTAAAGGATAAGGATTATTACAAGGTAAACAAGTATAAGGTCTTAGAAAGATTTTATAAGGTAAAGGTTCCTTTCTATAGAGTAATAGACATGAAGACTCAAGAAGAGTCCATCTTATCACAGGAAGAATATGTTTCTTTTATCGAGAACAATTCTGAAGCGGTTGAGATAGGTGCCTTTACAGTCATAGAAATATTTCAAACACGTGTGAAGGTTTGTGCATCCATGGGTGAGATCGTGCTCTATGAGCAAATACTAAATACAGATGAATACCCAGTCGTCCCTCTTCCCAACATCTGGACTGGAACACCGTATCCTAAATCTGATGTCTCTAGAGCACGGCCCATGCAAAGGTTGTTAAATAAGTTATGGTCTCTTGCACTCTCTCATGCACAGGCCTCTGCTGGTTTAAAGTTATTAGTGCCTTTAGGTAGCGTAGAAGACCTTGATCAATTAGAAAAGGATTGGGCGAATCCAAATGCGG